TCTCACGGCATGTCTCGGAGACCGAGATAGTGAACGCATCACTTCTCAAGTGTCGATAGAAAGGTCGGAAACAGTTTTTGCCGAACGTAGTCAAAAACTAATGACCACTGGTTGGGTGAGGTTCGATTCCTTTCCCGACAACCGAATTTTCGCATATCCCCAAAAGGGGAATGACCCAGCTCCTGCTCGGCGTGCAGTCGTGAGCGAACATGTTGGGTCAACAACTTCAAAGAGAGATTTCACATGGAAGCAGTTCACGTAATGACTCAGATACACGAAAACTATGGAGCCCATGACTGGGACGGAGTCGGTGAATGCCCTCAAATGTGGAAAGCAAAAGGTGGAGAAGACTATATCATAGAGGGAGCCCCTTCTATAGAAGATGCTGAACACTTTGTAGAATTCCGCGTGTGTTCCTCTGATGAGTACAGTACCGAGGAGGTCGTGTCCAGCACGGAGGTTGCAGAGGGATTCCGTACAGAGAAAGAAAAATTCTCTAGTGATTTAGCTCCAGTACGTATTGACTGGACTAAGCGATTCATGTCCCGCTACTGTAGGGGCGGATGGAGCTGGCTGTCAGTAGCCGCCTAAAAGATATATACAATAAAGGTCCACGACATAAAATTAGTGGAATGTGAAGAGCGAGAGCCGTTTGTTCTGTGTATGAACTGCTCTCGTTTTTTTTTATATTATTACCTCTAAAGGGGGTGGGGGGCAATATGCAGAGGCGGGGGGTGGCCAACGGCGGCTACTTCATGCGGAGCTTCCATAGATTCTCTAAAAAAGTTATTTGAGATTTTTTCTATGTCTAATCAAATTAAATTATCAAAAATTTTTTATGTTAATCCTAAATATATCAAACACGACATACGTAATAAGGAGAATTGCTGGAGTAATCGTATCGAAGACATAGATACAGGATTACCTATGCTTTCGCTCAATGCATCTGATGAAGAAAGATGGAATAGATGGGATGCATTAAAATCAGAAATATCAAGAAAAGGTTTTGATGATAAACACCCAATACTAATTCATTTAGATTCTGATAATATAATAGATGGAAATCATCGTTTAGCAATAGCTAATGAATTAAAGTTAGACTATGTGCCAGTACGATTTGAATATATAATTTATAACTAAAATTTTTCTCAGAAGTTTTTCTATGTCAGGTCAAGTTAAATTATCAGATATTTTTTATGTTCATCCTGGATCTCTGGGAGGCGATCCTGGGATTGCTCATCTCTCCACCGTAAAGAAAGATATATTAAGAGATGGTTTTGATTCCAAACATCCAATAATAATTCGTTTATGGGGAGGTAAACGTATAGCAGATGGAAATCATCGTCTGGCAGTAGCACTTGAATTGAAGCTAGACTATGTACCAGTACGGTTTGAATATAAGGTTGATATTTAATTTTTTTCTCAGTATTTTTTTTATGCAAGATTATTACAAAAAACTTAAATTATCAAAACTTTTTTATATTAGTCCTACATTACTACCTATCCCTTCACCTGTCTCACCTCGTGATTTCCCCATCTTCTCTTTTCTAGAGAAAGATATATTAACAAATGGTTTTGATTCTAAACGTCCAATAATTGTGCGTATTGGTACATTCAATAAAGTGTCAAGTAAAGTGTTAAGTGAATTTCCAAGATTCCCATCTGCTACTTCTATTAAAGAATTATTAGAAGAAGATATTGAGGATAAATGGAAAACAGATATCCCTTCAAAGAACATAGCAGATGGAAATCACCGTCTGGTAATAGCACTTGAATTAAAGCTAGATTATGTGCCAGTACGATTTCAATATATAATCTATGACTAAATTTTTTTTTCAATATTTTTTTCTATATAGGATGGAACCATGATTAAAAATTATCCCGTGAATAATATACATTGTTTAGCGTTAAATTATAAAGGAGTTGGGAACGACAATCATCCTCCACTATATTTTCTAAAATCAAAAGCATGTTTAACATACGATGGCGGAACAGTACCTTATCCTAGATTCAGAACAGACAAAGTATGGACAGAAGCCGAATTGGCAATTGTTGTTGGTAGAAACAATACAATAAAAGGATTAATGGTTGCTGGTGACATTACGTGTGAAAATATTTGCGGACGTGATCATCATTTACCCATGGCAAAAGCAAGGACTGGATTTTGTCCTATATCTTCAGTCTTACTTACGCAGGAAGAAGTTGACATTAATAGTATATTTACTCTAACGACTACTATTAATGGAATAGAGAAACAAAGAGGAACTACAGCAGATATGAAATATAATTTAGCTGAATCGATTGACTATATTTCACAGATTGTAGATTTACAGTATAATGATATAATATTAACAGGAACTCCTAATACACCTCGAGGAGGTCCTCAATTTGATTGTCTAGTACATCCTAAAGATAAAGTTTCACATAGAATAGAAGGACTTGGCGAAATTAATTATAGCTTTGGGGATTAAATGCCTTCGTTGATAGTTGATTATGAATATTCCTTTTCTATCCACTATATAGAAGTGAGGCAAGAATAAAAATTTTGCTGGTGGCTATAGGGAGTGAGCCGCAATCACTCTCTCCTTTTCTGTTCTGAAATGAACAGACGGGTTTGGAATCTTGTCGATATGAAGAGTCCTGGGACAAGTGTATAATTCCTGTGAACGTCCCGATTTTGTAAATGAAAACAGGTAGGAGTGTGTGTATACTATTCTATTCCTGTGATCACACTCCTACTCATTTATATTCAACTTCTCATGCGAGTTGGTATAAATCTTGCAAAGAGGAAAAGTAAATACTGCAAAGCAATTAACCAATTTTATACCAACTCGTTTTTTATATGAGAAAGAAATATGAAGTTTGAAAAAGATCATCCTTATGCTATAAGATTAGATGAAGTTTTATCCCATTATTTTGTTGTTAAGACTGATGTGCCTGCGGTGCATGGGGAAGAGTATGAAGCCATGAAGCAATTAATATTAGATTCTTTGTTTACGAACTATCTAGGAAATACCATTAGAAAGTAGTATACAGCGGGATATGATCCATAATAAAAATAAAAAAATATCATTTTTAACTTGACAACAATTAATAATATATGTTATAATAATAGTATTATAAAAATTAAATGTCAGTAGAAAATAATTCTTTCTATCATATACAAGATATAATAGACAAAGAATTTAGGGATGCCTTTAGAGTACGTATGACTGAAGAAGAAGAAGCAGAATATTGGAAGAATCATGTAGAAGAGTGTAATGAAAAAATGATAGAAATCTCAGATGCATGTAAAACATATTTAAAAAAACAATTAGAATCACCGTTGACAGGTGCCGACTTTTAACATAAAAAATAATTATGAGTATTATTAATGATAAAGAAATTTGGTGGAATCCACAGCATCCGACTTATCATGCCCATGAGGATCGCCCTAGTTGTCAGAATTGTGGTAAACCTGCTGACATGAATAATAAATATTCATCCGGACAAATAAAGTGGCGTGACATGTGTTATGATTGTCATGACCACAGAACAGATAAAAACTATCTCGCAACTAAGTTTGTTGGCGAAACATTATACTGATGTTAAAATTATCATATCAAATACATGGATATCCACAGCATTGGTTTACAGCATACTTTAAACGTATGGCTGATTTGATTGATTATATTAAGAATCGAAAAAGAATTGAAAATTATAGGGTAGAACATGTTGACTAGTCATAGAATGAGAATTGCAATCTTAAATGATGAGATATCATTGTGGGAAAAACGTTTGAAAGATGATCCAGATCAAATACCTTACATAGGATATATAAGAACTACTCTGAAGGATAGAGTGAAAGAATTAGAAAAGTTAGAAGAGCAAGAAAGTCGTCCTATACGTATGGAAACATTGCCGTATGAATGATGATGATTTAGATGTTAAGACTACAGGTTCTACTTGCAGAATATTACTAGATGGAAAAGAAATACTATATTCACATCAGAATATATTAGCCGCAATTAATTCTTTTCTACCTTATATAACAAATGATGATATAGATGTATTGGTTAAAAATCTTACTACATTAAAAGATCATAGGCGGCAGAAAGAATATCTAACGAAGCTGGAAACTTTAAAACATTCCTGGCCATATCCCGATACAAAATTACGATCTGAACAATTAGAAAATGATTGACAAGAATGTAGATAATGTAATAACTCAGTTAAAATCCAGAGAACAAAAAGGATTACTAAAATATGGAGTTACTACTGAACGTACTGATCTTACAACCCTAGAATGGCTTCAACATCTTCAAGAAGAACTTATGGATGCATGTGTGTACATAGAAAAATTAAAGAATGATGCCTAATAATAAAAAAAAGAAAGAGCATAAAGATGAATATTTTCAAGGTTTCTTAGACCTCACTCATACTAATATGTGTTACCGATGTGATTATTGTGGTGTAGGATATAATCAGATTTATTGGTTGCATCAAATAGCTATGGAGCATTTCATTTGTGATAACTGTCAGACACGTTATAAGTTGACCAGAAAAGATTTAAGAGAATTACGATATGTAGAAACTAGGGAAGAGTGGAGACAAGCAGATTGCTGGCCGTGTAATGGGTTCTTTCCTTATCCACTAGGATTTCCAAAATCGGATGATACAACATGAATATAATAGATATTATCTGGGGGCTCGGAGTGTCGTTCCGACGGCACGCCCTCATTATTATAATAGCGGGAGCATTAGCTTTAGTTAGTGGATGTGCAGATACAGCAGATGCCGAAAACTCATCTATGGCTACGACATCATCTGAATCAAACAACGATTCAACAACAAGTAAGAGTGATAAAGAATGGATTGCAATAGTCATGACATGGAGGCCTGTCATTTATACAATAGACAAAGAATTTTCATCTGAAGTAGACTGTTGGAACTACTACGATAATGGTGCAGGAGAAACTAAAATGCTCAATAGCTACGGCACACAAATTCTAGATCACCAAGGCAATAAACCTGACAAAGAATATATGAAAAAACATCGCCCTCCGCACCGAGAATACCCAACTAGATTATACCGTGGTATCACCGATGAGCAAGGACAAGTCTGGTTGACCTGTGACCTGAGAAGTAGACATGACAATTTATAATACTGGTGGTACTTCTGGAACATCAAATGGTATATTAGAAAAAGTAATACAAGATCAAGAAAAGATAGAAAGTTATTTTTATCGATCCATACAAGAAGAGTTACAAGATGTAATAGAACAATATGATAATCTCTTGTATGAAAAAAAAGAAATAATAAAAAGAACAGAAGATGATTTAAAATACAAGAAAATTTTTTCTGAAGGAGAATATATGGGCATACAGACCACACAACGTATATTAAGAAAAACAATAAAAAGTATAGATGAACAACTCAATCAACGCCTGGGAGGTCCTTACGCCAATAAAGATGCTTATTCTAATAAAAACTAGAGATCATTGATGGATTCGTGTAAAAAAGAATTATATGATATACTTTCTGAATTGAATCATATTAATGATCAATACAATGAAGGAACAAGAACACTAGAAGCATGTTCCTGTGGTGGTACAACAGGATCTCAACTTGCATTAATACATGCAATGAGATTGATTGAAAATAAAATAGAAACATTTGCGGAGAATGATGATAAAGAAATTCGTGAAGAATTAGGAATTCCAGAAACAATTCCAGATACTATGAAATGGTATATTTAAAATGAAAAGAGGTAAAAGAATTGTACCTAACTTTCAACCTAATTACGTAAAAGTGAAACATAAATTCGAATGCCATTGGGAATGGAAAGATAATCCTGATAAAACATATGAACAAGATTCCTTAGAATATGTTATAGAACATTTTAAAGATAAGAAGAATCTTGTGATGCTTGATATAGGAGCCCATATTGGTTATTGGAGTATTCAAATGTCACCTTACTTTTCTACTATACATGCATTTGAATGTAATCATGATTTGTTTCCCGTATTAGCATACAATACACTCAAGTATAATAATATTAGATTATATCCTTATGGAATAGATGTTTCTACAGAAATGTTAGAGTTTACTTATCTCACTAAAATTGCAGATGGAAGTATTGGTTCATACAAAATTCCTAAGACTGAATTTTTTAATTCAGAAGAAAAGTATAAAGAGATAACTGTTACAGTATCTCCCCCTAAAGTAAAAGGTTCAGTTGATTTTATTAAGATAGATGTTGAGGGTGCAGAATATAATGTTCTTAAAGCGTGTGAAAAATATGCGAAACATGATCCTTTGATTCATATTGAAATACATAATGATATTAATAGAAAAAAATACGAAGAGCTTATTAAAATAATCCATAGTATTGATGAACATAATCATATTGCGAGATATATAAAATGAATATTAATGAATTTATAAAAAAATATAGAAAATTAAGTAAACTACCGGGCTTTACAAGATCATTTATTCCTCATATAGTTTGTAAAGATGGATTTAAAATGTCTGTTCAAGCTGGACAAAGTTTGTACAGTACTCCAAAAGATGTAGCAGATGAATATGAAGATGCAGAAGTGGGCTTTCCTTCAGAAGAAGAAAAGTTGCTCACTACGTATGCAGAAGATCAAGACAATCTCTGTGATACTGTTTATGGTTATGTGCCATGTTCTGTTATTGATCAAGTGATTGAAAAACATGGTGGAATCGATGAATCAAAATCGAAAGTTTTTGCTTCTTGAAAGGAGATTTTATGAAATGGTGGGAGAGTCATCATTTAGAACATACTCAATTAAGTTACTTTAAACATTTAACTCTTGGAATATATTTAAGTTTTTTAGCGTTAAGCGTTTTCGTAATTGGAATAATTCATAGTTTTATTCCGAATTTTTTACCGTTTCTACCAATAGAAATAATAGATAAAATAGAAAAAGAATTTGAACATAATTACGGCACAAAACCCAATGATGAATAACGAAGAAGAACATAAAGCACAAAAAGAACAAGGCGCAGGAGATCCAGAGTCTGAATTAGGTATGAGAGGATTCAAAACTTTCATGGCTGATGTTACACAAGAAACAATAAAGCCCTTGATAGATTGGATCATTGCAGAAAACTTTAATAAAGAAAAGAAACATAAAGAATTAACTCTTGCTATCTGTAGTCCTGGAGGTGATCTCAATGCTTGCTTTGCATTAGTAGATGTTATGAAAGGATCAAAGATTCCTATTCGTACAATAGGTATGGGAATGATTGCATCTTGTGGATTGTTGATGTTTATCTCTGGAGAAAAAGGAAAGAGAATACTTACTCCTAATACTTCTATTCTTTCTCATCAATATTCATGGGGAAATTATGGAAAAGAACATGAGTTATTTGCTGTGGTAAAAGAGTATGATTTGACTACAGAAAGAATGATTGCTCATTATAAAAAATGTACTGGACTATCTGAGAAAGATATTCGAAACTATCTTTTACCTCCACATGATGTTTGGCTCTCTGCTAAAGAAGCAAAGAAATTGGGACTATGTGATTCAATTAAAGAAACATATTAATGCATCTTACTACTGACAATAAGATATGTATTCCAGATGGTGATCATTGGCATGAATGGTCAGCAAATTATGAGAAGGATGAATTTGATGAGACAATGAACCATATAACTAAATGGGATGTAGCACTTGATGTTGGTGCCCATGTGGGTATATGGTCTAGAAACTTAGTAGAAAAATTTAAAAATATATATGCATTTGAACCTGTTCCGAAACATATTGAATGTTGGAAACAGAATATGTCACAATGCGATTTTACCCACTTCTTAAATACAGTAGCACTTGGTGATGAAAATGTAATTAATGAAATGTACGTTCCCATAATGAATAGTGGAATGGCTTCACTTGTATGGCCAACTCCTGATACTCAAACCATAGAAATTGAAACCAGAACATTAGATAGTTATGAATTTGATCAAGTAGATTTTATAAAGATAGATGTTGAGGGCTTTGAAATTAATGTTTTACGGGGTGCTGAAAATACAATAAGAAAACATAAACCCGTTATGTTTATAGAGATATCTGATCTTGTAGTTTATGATTTTATAGAAAATTTGGATATAGGTTATAAAAGATTAAGAAACTCAATAATTGATCAATGGAATAATAGTTTATTTAAAATTGATAATGCATCTTACTGATGACAAGAAGATATGGATTCCTGATGATGATTATTGGGACGAGTGGGGAGTAGATTATGAGAAGAATGAATTCGATGATATAATGAATCATCATATAACTAAATGGGATGTAGCACTTGATGTTGGCGCCCATGTAGGTATATGGTCTATGAGATTGGCAGAAAAATTTAAAAGAGTATATGCATTTGAACCTGTTCCAAAACATATTGAATGTTGGAAACAGAATGTGACAAATTTCACTAATGAACATATTGAATGGGAAAACTTTTGTACATTAAATACAGTAGCACTTGGTGATGAAAATGGAACTGCTACAATTCAAGTACCCAAGACAACCAATAGTGGAATGGCATCAATTGTACAGCTAGATAAAACACCAACTCCTGGTTGGGATAATCTGTATAATTTTCCAAGAATGATAATTGAAACCAGAACATTAGATAGTTATGAATTTTCAAAAGTTGATTTTATTAAAATAGATGTTGAGTGGTTTGAACTCAATGTTTTACGGGGTGCTGAAAACACAATAAGAAAACATAAACCAATTATGTACATAGAAATATCTGATTCTAAAGTTTATAATTTTATGGAAAACTTAGATATTGATTATAGAATTTTTTATGAAAAGAATTCTAGTTTTTCACAAAATAGTTTATTCAAAATTGATTCAGATTTTGATAAGTTAATGGAATCTTTTTCCCCCACATCTGCAACCAGACATTCTTTAACAAAATTAAAATTGAGTGATTTATATGGTACATAATGATAGGGATAGAAGACAATTTTCTTAAAGAATCCGAATGTCAAAATTTAATTAGATTATTTGGTGATTGGTCTATTAAATCAAAAAAACATAGAGATATTCATGTTTTACATTTATATGAGATTGAAATGGATTTATCTGATAAAGAATTTTGTCATGAAATATGTAAAAGAACAAACGAAAGAATTAATCAAATAACAAATAAAAAATATTTAATGGAATCGGCGACTTTATCGCTTTGGCCTGAAGATTCTAAACAAAATTTTCATATTGATAAAACAAGAATAGAAACTAACTATACATCAATAACATATTTAAATCAAAATTTTCAAGGAGGAAAAACTTTAGTGTTTGAAGATACAAATCAAATAATGACATGTACCCCAAAGACTGGTAGAGTATTGTGTTTTGATGGTAAAAAACACTATCATGGAGTTACGCCAATAGAAAGTTTGAATAGATATACTTTAAATATTTGGTATACTTTGTCCTAACTGAATGAAAGAAACATATTAATATGACAACAACATCTTTTGGAGAATATTTCGATGCTCAACGTAAAAGACTTGAAAAGGCTATGCAGAACAAGAATGCTCAACAAAATATTGAGTGGATGGAAAGGTATGAAAAGAGAAAGAAAATGGCTAAAGAAATGTTAGAGGAGGACCACAATGCATAAATACAACTTTGAAAATGCCACAGAGAAGAGACAAGCAGATAAAGAACTAGGTCATATTCTCATGCCCCATCCAGACGGGCAAGAGAAACATCCAGAACATTTACAACAACACGAAACCTTACAAGTTCTACAGAGACATGCATTAAATGGAGATGTAGATAAATGTAAAGAGATGATATCAAAATTACCTGAGCATCAGAGAAAGGATACTATAGTGATGTTAAAAGGTGCTGTTAGAGAACATGGACGGGAAATTGAATTATGATAGTAGAAAAAGTTAAAGTAGTAGAACTAACATTAGAGGATGGATCTAAAATGATATGTCGTGGAGGCGAAGAAGCAGTACTTAGACAATGGGGTACTTATCCAGTAGTGTCTGCTAGATGGACAGGTGAAGAAGAAACAATGCAATGGATTTCTGCTGAAGAGGAAATCTATTATGATTGATCTGTTTCAAAAGATAGACTTTAAATCTCATTCTGGATTAGACTTGACATGGAAGATTGAAATGGATGCTCTTACACCTAATGAATGGGATTGTATATCACATATGATACGAGAACTTTCTCCACCATTTAGAGAAGTAATTGGAATTCCCAGAGGAGGAAATGTATTAGGTAAGTTAATGAATCGACATGGCACAGGAAAAAAAGAAGATCCAATTTGTATAGTCGATGATGTTCTTACTACGGGAGAATCGATGAATGATTTTAAAACAAAAAGACAATGGAGAAATCCTACTGATTATATTGGATGGGTTGTATTTGCTAGAGGTCCCGTACCACATTGGGTTAATGCATTATTCACAATGCCGTATAGGGATGAAAATCATAATTTAATTACAATGATAGGAATGAAATGAGTCAAGAAGAACACAGAGAATCAATGGGCGTGAAAGAAAAAATGGTATTAAATTGGATATGGATGGTGGGTGCTATTTTAGCACTACTAACTCAATTCGTAATGGCAGTTTGGTACTTTGCACACATGGATAGTCGTATAGCAAATCTTGAATATACACAAAGTCAAGTTATTGAAATATTGGATGTCAATCAGAAAGTGACTAACAAGGCAGAGAACGACATCATAAAATTACAAAAAGATGCGGAGCAGATAAGATATAGACTTGTTAAAGTTGAAGAGTGGAAAGATAAGTGGACAAACAAAGCAGAAGGTTTAAAATAGAGTTGACTATACAGAAGAAACCAGTTATAATAGAGAGAAATAATGGAAGCAATACTAAAATTTAATTTACCAGAAGATAAAGAAGAGTTTGATGTGGCCTCAAAAGGAATGGATTGGGCTCTTGTTGCATGGGACATGGATCTACTTTTAAGAAACAAGTTGAAACATGGAGCCCCCACCCATCACGTACACCTATTAGAAGAACTTAGAGACAGATTAAATGGAATGATAATAGATAAAGGATTAATTTATCCATCATGAAAAAGAAACGAGTTGGTAAACGTGGTAGAAAAGGATGGCGTAAACGTAGTCCTCGATGTACACTTTGTACACCGATTCGATGGATGGGAAATATAAAAGGTAGACATCCAATGAGAGAGTTGAAACAATTAGATAAAGAAAAGCATGAAAAACACCACATCGATGTTGGAGAATAATCCACATTTAGATTCTTACAAAGATGCTCCTTGGCCCGATGAACATATAGTATTCGAAGATGAAAATGTAATAGTATATAAAGATGGATATCCTGTTACTGAAGGACATCTATTGTTTGTTCCTAAGAAAAAACTCAAAAGAACCGATATTACAATCTGTTTTGAATACGCTTGGGAATGGGGAGTGAAAGGTATAATGAATTATAAATGGGAATCATTTAATGTGGGTATTAATAATGGAGTTGAAGCGGGACAATCAATAATGTGGCCACATGTACATATGATTCCACGAAGAAAAGGAGATAATCCAAATCCAAGAGGAGGAGTCAGAAATGTAATTCCATCTAAAGGAGATTATTAAAATGGACAAAGCAGTAAAAACATATATTGCAGTACTCAAGGCTGAAATAGAACATTTGAAATCAATACTTGAGCCAACTGAAATGGGACATATTCATACTACTATTTCTACCTTACAACATCGTGTGAAAGAATTAGAACAACAGAGGAGTTAATTATGATAGAAAAAGTCAAACCTGTCACACAGATTTATAAAAAGACAGACCTAAATAAAGAAGATAGGCGTAAGTTTATACAAAGAGTTTTCATTGACTGGAAAGCTAAGAGAACAGAAAAGTTAATGACTGATCAAGTGGTTATTCAGAAAGTTGAATATGATCCAGAACGACAATCGCCTTCCGTGTGGACTAAGAGTAGTGAAATAAAGTCCGGACCCCCATACATGAAAAAGAAAGTTGACCTTACAATATAAAAATTAATGATAAAGATACAGCCCTTTGGTCCTACGATAGGTAAATGGAAATTAAGAGATGATGTATTTCATGAACTTTTACAAATAACAGATGAGCTTATTGATAATAAAGATACACCAGACATAAATCATTTGTTAGTAGGACATATAAAAGGACAATTTGAAATACCAGTTAATACATTAAAGGAAAAAAATATATTATCAGTTTTTTTAGATTCTGCATTATACTATTTTGAAAATTTGAATCAACTTGAACCTTCCACCAGTTATCCTTTTTTACAGGAATGTAACGTAACTATGGAACAATGTTGGGTGAATAGTATGTATAAACATGATTATCAACCCCCACATACTCATAGTTTAGATTTATCAGCTATTGTAGTATTAAAAATACCAGACGAATTAAAAATAAAAAAACCAGAAGATGGTGCGATAACCTTTATTAATAATTCAATGAGAAATCCTCAAGATGCAGAAGAAGGTAGTCACGTAATTGTTCCTGAAGTTAAAGACTTTTATTTATTTCCAGCAAGACTTTATCATACAGTAAATCCATTTTCATGTGAAGGTGAACGTAGAACAATTTCTTTTAATATCAAAAAAACACTTATATATAAGGAGTAACTAAAAATGGCTGATTTTACTTTTGCACATAGAGAAGAAGGATTTGATGAGCATATTAATAGATCCGTCAGAGGTTATTCGGATTTATTACAAGATGTTATTTCTCTTTCTAGATATTTTATTGAAGATGGAACAACTGTATTAGATATTGGATGTTCCACAGGAAAAGTAACAGAAGCAATGTTAAGACATAATTCAGATCATTGTAAGAATGCAAAATGGGTTGGTGTTGAAATTGCAGATGGATTCAAAAAAGATTTAGTTAAAAGAGAAGCCGCATTAAAAAAAGAAGGACATGATGTAGAGTTTAAGCATCCAATAGATATTAAAAAATATAGAGATTGGACTGGAACAAGTCTTGTTACATCAATTTTTACTTTGCAGTTTATGTCAAAAAAAGATAGAATGGAAGTATTAAGAAACATATATAGTGGATTAAACGAGGGTGGTGCTTTTATATTTGCAGAAAAAACAATATGTAAAAGTGCATTGGTTCAAGAAATGATTACTTTTAATTATTATGATTATAAAAGATCAGTAGGTAAATTTACTACAGAAGATATTATGGATAAAGAACGCACTCTGAGACATATGATGAAACCTAATACATGGGAACAAGTTGAGCATATGGTATCATATGCGGGATTTTCTACAGTACAACCGTTTTGGAGAAATCATGCATTCGTAGGAGCGATTGCTATTAAGGATTATGGAAGAGATTAAAAAGAGTAGTTGGGCAAATGACACTAAAGCCAGGAACGGGGGACGGACCCTAGTACTGAACGTGAATATGTGACTCTACCTAGATGAAGTTAAGAGTACCCCTCCAATAAGACCAACGGTACGTGCCACCGGGTGAGGGAGGAGATGACTTTTGATAAACGTGGCCCGAGTGCCATGCAAGAGTTATCTTTCGGGTTAGTCTAGGCCCTACCCAATTACTCTCTTTATATAATACAAAGGGAGGACATATAAAAAAGATAAAACAAGGAGGAACGTCCTCTCAACATCGCTCAAAATCATTTGAAGAAATTTGTAAATTTTTTAATGATGCAATTTCCGAAGAAGACTTAGATAAATGGGGAGAGATTCAGTTTAAGGTGAGGCGGGCTAAAGAAATGGACATTGCTCCTTTACCTGGAGTTATGGAAATTGAAATGAAATACGGAAATAATATTATGAGAACTAGGATACAAAGAGCAACTTAATGCAACAATTTTTTGCAATTGGTGGTCATTGTACAACTGAAACTAGAATTTTTCATGCGATAGGATTAATTAATTCTTTGAGAAGTCAATGGCCGAGAAGTTTTATATCATTTTCTTCTCATATTCCTGTAGATAGTCGTATACAAGAATTATGCGATTTGTGTTTGGTAGATAAAAACAACATTATGGGAAATGTTGATTTTGAAAATGCTCACACAAAACAATACAAACATTATTTTTGGGAATTGCCAATACCAGGATTTAATCTTGAAAAAAAGATCCCATACCATCAATATGCAAATCACCGACAATATCACGATTTATCTTTAATTCTACTTAAATTATATAATGCGCCAAGCATAACATTTTTCACATACGATTGTCAATATGATGTAGTCAATGAAATTGAATATCATCATGAATTATTGAAGGAATATGATGCGATTTTTTATGAATTTTTCGTTCCAGGAAATTCAGTAAATACTGAGTTTTTTACACTTTCTGCCGATGCTATTAAAAAGTCTTTATGGAAAATATTTGGTCAAGATGAGTTTTTCTCTTTTGATAGTAAAGAAGAGTTTACATTAGAACAGATTTATTATTCATTAATGAATCGAGAGAATATATCATATAAAATTTTACCCAAAAGAACTCTTAACCATGGGAGATTTGGGGTAATGGCTCAACATGATCGATCAGAACATATTGAGAAATCATTATTAAATCCTCAACACCCTGATGTACAATTGTGTCCGTTTTTAGATTGGTCTGAGGGTAGATCAAAAATGTTAGTAATGGGCGGACAAGCGTACAATGAACAAGAAGATTATGAAATAAAATTAGAATTCAGGGATGAGTCTAATAATATAAATGAATATGTATTTCAAAATACATTAGCACATAGTGCATGGGTGTTGATTGATAAAATTCCAGGATATCCAATAGTACATGTATATAAGAATGATGAATTATTGTTTATTTTTGATTTGTCAAATCCATTGAATTATGGATTAATGAAAAAAACGGAATGAAAATACTTATTACTGGAGGTCATGGATTCATTGGTCAAAATTTATATGAAGCATATAATAATGAACATTGTGATGTTAATTTATATCCTAAAGGTAAAGATATAATTGATATTGATATTGAAGTTATTGATTGTGATTATATTTTTCATTGTGCTTCTACGGTACATAACTATCACATGTTAGACGATTGGCGTTTGGATGTGAACACTAATTGTCATGGTACATTATCTTTGCTTGAGGCATGTAAAAGACATAATCCTTTTGCAAGAGTTGTTTTTACTAGTACATTTTTTGTATATGGTAATCAAAATGTGCTACCAGTTACCGAGAAGACCCTTCCCAATCCTCAGGGTTTATATCCTGCGACTAAATTGGCTAGTGAAAATTTTTGTAAAATATATTTTAATACCTGGAACATAGATATTGTAATAGCAAGATTATCGAATGTTTATGGATTAGGTGAACAAGTTGGTAATAATAAGAAGGCCGCCTTTAACAGATTAGCATATGATATATCACAGGGAAAACAAGTGCCTTGCTATAATTATAAAAACAGAGAATATAATACTATTCAAAGAGATTATATTCATGTAAAAGATGTTGTATCTGGATTGCAAATTTTAGCAGAAAAAGGTGATGCGGGGGAAATCTATAATATAGCAACAGGTAAATCTATGCAATTTAGACATATGTTAGACTTGATGATTGAACATGCTAATTGTGGATCGTATGAGTTAGTTGATATACCAGACTTTCATAAAAAGGTGGGTATTGATGATTTTTCTTGTAGTATTGATAAAATCAAATCTCTCGGATTTGAACCAAAAATAACTCTTGAAGAAGGAATAAAAAATTTAATGTTGAGTTATAAAAATGGATAATAATTATTTACAATTGTCTGGAGATAATCCTTTCGGTTCTCAAGCAAAAATGTTATTGCATTGGGACCGGTTAAATGAATACATGCAAACAGGTGACACATTATGTCCTATATTCATGGAAGTAGGATTAACTAACAGATGTAATGAATCTTGTGTGTGGTGTATTACTGAAAATGGTCGAGACAATATTCATGGAGAATCTTTAGACATTGAAATACTTAAAAAATTTCAAAAAGAATTTAAAGAAATCGGAGGTAAAGCAATAACATATGCAGGCCAAGGTGAACCTACGTTTTACAAATATTTTGAACAAGCGGTAATACAGGCTAAAGAAGTTGGATTACAGTTAGGAATGATGACGAATGGGATATTTAAATCGAAATATATTGATTTAATTGGTAGAAGTTTTAAATGGATGAGAATATCTCTTGATACTCTTGACGAAGAGAAATATACAAATTACAAAGGAGTGAATGGTCCTCCAGTTATCAAAAAACATATTCAAGCATTGAAAGATTATCCTGTTAAAGTTGGAATAAATGTGAATGTGGGTACAGAATATACAGTACAAGAAGCAAAAAATATAGTAGAATGGATATTTGAAGATGATGCAGTTGATTATTTACAAGTCAGACCAATTTTACCTCGTTATTATAAACCGGATGAGAGAGATAATTTAGAAGTAAATGAAGAAGTTTGGGAATATTTTGATAGTCTTGGTCATCATCCAAAATTAAATTTGAGCAATGATAAGAGAATGGACCTTGAAAACAAGACTGTATTTAATTTTAGATCCTGTGAAGGACATTTCTTTGAGCCTATTTTAGATGCAACAGGAGAAATTAAAATATGTACGTATCATCCTGGTAAACAGAAGTTTTCATTTGGCAATATATACGAAAAATCTTTTGCTGATATATGGAGAGGGGAACAAAGACAAAAATCAATAAATTTTGTTCGTAGAGTCAAATATGATAAAATATGTCAAATGTGTTGCAAATGTTCTGAGGTCAATAAACTTATGGATTATTTGACACATCCAGAAGAGATGGTTGATGTAAATTTTATTTAATAAAAATTTTAAGGAAATATATTATGAATGTAAAAACAATAAAAACCGATATTGATACTGAAAGAATATATACTGAACTTCAAACATTTGTTCTTAATGAAGATCAATTTCAAGACCAAATGGACGATTCTCATCTTTCAGTTCAAATTTGTTTGCAAGGAATAAATGCAGAAATGGATCCTTATTTTGGAAGCCGAACTCTAAAACATATAGCAGATGACGGACTTAAAGAAGAAGATTTTAATGTGCTTCTTTTTCCTGAACTAGATTATACAAATTCTATAATAGAAGACTTGCTTATGTTCAGAACCCGTGTTATGATTTTAAAACCCAAAACGTGTTTATCATATCATGCAGATCCAAGAAAACGTATTCACATACCAATAGATACAAATGAAAATTGTTTTCTTATGATAGATCAATATGCACATCATTTGTTTGCTAATGGTTCTGCGTATCTTTGCGATACTACTAAACCACACACTCCGATTAATGCAAGTCTTGATTCTAATCGTATGCATTTAATTGGTATGAACCAACAATTGTCTTGACACTCCTCACTAGATTTGATACCATATAAGTGAAGGTTAAAAATAATTGTTAAGGAGTATATTATGATTTGTAGTAATTGTGGAAAGAGAATATTAAAAGGATCAATAGACATAGGTCATCATTGGAATCTTAGTGAGGATCTTGCGTTTGCTTGTTCTGAAAAATGTGCGAAAGAAGCACCTAAGAATTGGTTGTCAGATTCACCTGCTTCAATTCTTAGCAAAAATAAATTTAAGATGAAAGACTAAAATGGGAACAGAAAAAAAGAAGTTTAATGACCATATGATTAAAGAAACTGAAAAAATTCCTCAACATGTATTAGATGATATTCGTGGAGATGAGATTAGAATGTTGAGAAAAGAACAAGCTCAAAGGGAAATGTATGATGATCCTTATATGAATTGGAGTGGCTTGAGATAAAATGGGCTTTTTACAAATGAAAGTGGAAGATAACAAATACATGGGACCCATTAAGTATCGTGGGAGATTCTTTCTCAAACTTGAGAAACGATTGAAGTTTCCTGCTTTTACAATTCATATATTAAGTAGTAGAGATGGAAAGCAAGCAACTTTTTATAATATAAAGAATGAAAATGATGTTCCTATCGATGAAGGTGATTGTATTGCAGTAACAGCAACAATTGCTAAGTATAAATTATTCAAAGGAACATCACAAACCTACCTCAATAGAGTTGTTTTAATTGAAAATAAAGGTAAAGCGAGTGTCGTATAATGGTAATACCTGAGATTTCCAATCTTATAATGCGGGTTCGATTCCTGTCACTCGCTCCAATTCCTCCAAAATAACCAAGAAATGTCTTGACACTCCACCCCATATTCGATATAATATAAGTGAAGGATGGGAATTCATCCCGCCTCGTAACCCTCATAGAGATCAAATATGAATGAAAGACTTGAAACAGTAGAAGAATTCTTGTCTAGAGGTGGTCGTATTAAGCGATCCGAAAAGATTCTCGGTGCCAAATCACTAAATTTGTTTTCAAAATACTCTGCGAATTATCGTGGAGGTTCTGGTAAAACCCGTATGGGTAAGAATGGATCGGGAAAAGCCCGAATGTCAGAAGCATTTACTAGTATTAAACATCTTTCAGTATAGAGAAAAATTATGCGTGTTATAGAAAATGAAGTAATGTCCGATAAAATGGACGAAATGCTTGATGTCATGATAGAAAGTTATAATTCATGGTCAAGAGCAGGTAAAAGTGGATCAGATGAAATCAAAAAGCAGATGGAAAAAGAATTTGCTGATGGTCTTGTTTATGAATATGGTTCTAAATATATAAAAGTGATAAGCGGAAAAAGAGGAAGTACTTCTGTTTGTGCTTTTGTTGTTAATACTGATCGTGATAAAAAATTTCGTTTCGGAGACATTTTGAAGCCTGCTGGTTGGTCAGCTCCTGCAAGAAACTTTGCAAGGGGAAATGTTTTTGAAGAAAAAGGTTTTCGTTGTGTAAGATGGACTGGAGCTTATTAAATGAAAGTTAATCTTCATTGTAGAAATTTTGATCAAAACGTTAAGGATGCAATTGTTGGTATGACCGCTTATGGTCTAACAAAATTGCTTCCTAATCGTGAAAGACTTTTAGATAATGTAGAAATAGATGTACATATGAGGCGCCATATTGATGGTGGCGAAGCAAAAATTAAACCTGGTACTAATGTCTACAGACCAAGGAAGTTTCAAATTATTCTTGATCATCGCAAAATGAATGAAGATGAATATGGTCGTAGAAGAGGTGGCGATGAATGGGTTCATCAGATTCTTGAAACTTTAGCTCATGAGTTAGTACATATTAAACAATATCTTATTGGAGAATTGACCTGGAGATCAGGTACCTTACGTTGGAAAAATAAAGAATTTACTCCTGAAGATTTGACTGAATATTTTGAATTACCATATGAAATAGAAGCACATGGCAGACAACGTGGTTTGTTTTTATCATTTATTTCAGTTTGGGATGATTTCGTAAAACAAGAAACGGAGAAAATATGAGTTTTGAACAAAGATTAGTAGAACATATTTATAGGGATCTTCTTCAAGAAGGATTTGGAGAAATAGAAGCAAGAAATACTGCATATAGAATTGTTGAAAATAAAGGGGAGGCTGAGCAAGTGGCGAGCCCAACTGACTGTAAATCAGCCGTCTGAGACTGTGATGGTTCGACTCCATCCCTCCCCACCAATAGGCGAGTAGTTCAGCAGGTTAGAATGCCACTCTGATACGGTGGAGGTCGTTGGTTCAATTCCAACCTCGCCTACCAATATAGAGATTTAATATGGGTTTAGAAGTAATAATTCCGTTTATACCATGGCTTACATGGTCTTGGTTATGGAAAAATTCAATATGGATTGCATTGATTAGTTCGACAGTATATCATTGGGACAAGCCGCATGGATTTTGTTCAGTTGCATCAGGCTGTCCTTTTTAAAAATTAGCTAACCATCTGTACGAGAGAGTCGACCAGCTACTACGATCACTTTGTGATGCGTGAACATGCCAGACGGGACTTGAGGTTACGGATGCTATGAGGGGTATGGGGAGCGTGGAATAAGCTCAGAGCTACGCATAAGCCTGCCCCTTGCTATTTTTACTGGTCCCATCGTTCAGTTAGGCCTAGGACTCTAGATTGTCAATCTAGCAACATGGGTTCAAATCCCATTGGGACCGCCATTTAAATAATTATTATGAATAAACAAAAAGTTGAAACACTCCTACAAAAAAAGCTAAAAAGCCAAGGAGATGTTCCTACTTTTTTTGATAATCTCATATATGATTTGGGTATTAAAGAAGAAGATGAAAAGATTTATTCACCTATTTTAAATTTATGGGAACAACTTTTAAATTCAAAATCTAATAGATTTTCTAGTTATGAAAACAGGTCTAGGGAAAATTGTTCTTTAAGTAATAAGAAAAGAACAATGAGTTGGATTCAGACGGCAACATCTCAAGGCACTCATTCATTAATTAAATGGAAAGATTTGGGTTTATATAAAAGTGTATATGATCTTGTAATTTATTGGATGCTGATTTCTGAATTGAAACCCAATACGATAGTAGAATATGGATCGGGATTAGGAGGAAGTGCTATTTGGTTAGCTGATATTAGTTCAGTAATGGGACTTGATACTGATGTTATTAGTTACGACATAAACCCCCCAAATATGCTACATCCAAAAGTTGATTTTGTAAATCTTGATCTTGTACAAGATTTTGTAATTTTAGAACGATGGCGGGGTAAAAAATTAGTTATTGAAGATGCTCATGTAAATGTAAAAGAAGTACTTTTAAAAACAGATTTACTCCTTAGAGAAGGTGATTATCTTATTATTGAAGATAGTGAAAAAAAAGAATCTGAGATAGTTGATTTTTTATCTAATGCAAAAAATAAATATAAAGTTGATAATTTTTATGTAGATTTCTTTGGAAGAAATACTACTTGTTGTGTTGACTCGATATTTAAAGTTTTTTAATTGTGTCTGTGACTGAATGGATAGGTATCGGATTGCAAACCCGTATCATGCAGGTTCGAATCCTGTCGGACACTCCATTTTTCAATTATAACGAATTGATTTTGATGCGTATGAATTTCGATATCACAAAACATATCGGTTTTCATATTTGTTAATGGGGTTAGATAAATTGTTTGATTATCTATTATGATATATTCAAGATAAATCATCTTTTTGCGGTTGTGAATTTGGAATTGTTCAATCACAGCAGAATTTATTTGATTGAAATAATCAAATGCTTCTTGAATTATTTCTCCATAATATGCTGGTGAACAGTTATGACTGGGAAGACTTTGACCGACATGTAACTGAATAAGAAGTTTTTGAAAAGACATATCTTTGGGTCCGGTATTTGAATTGAATATGGCTTTGTTTAATACTTTTTGTGCTACTCCTGTAAGAAATGCTTCGATTTTTATATCTATCATTAAGATGTCATTCCATTTTATAGAATCAAATGTTAAATGAGGTCCATCAATAGTTGTTGAACAAGATTTTGTCAGTTTAGAATTTGGTCCTACGGTGAGTGTTTTTTCTTCTAGGGAAGCATGAGGGGAGAAACGAAATCCTATACTTTCCTCGTGGAACATATTTTTATATGTGTATGTAAGTTCATCCATAATTATAATATTTATCATAGGGGTTTAGCTCAGTTGGGAGAGCGCCTGTTTTACACGCAGATTGTCATTGGTTCGATTCCAATAACCCCTACCAAATATAGGAAAAATAATATATGAAGATTTGTATAATTGGTGGAGGTCATGCTGGATGGTGGACTGCAGGTTATTTTGAAAAACATCTTCCAGATTATGATTTGACAGTTTATGAGAGTGAAGATATTCCTATTTTAGGTGTGGGAGAATCTACATTACCTCAAATAAAAATATGGTTTGATGATTTGGGTATATCTGAAGAGACATGGATGCCAAAAGCACAGGCGATAAAAAAATATGGAAATTGGAAATCAGGATGGGATCAGGAGGCAGGATTGGGTGATCCTTTTACTTTATATTTTTGGCAAAATGATGATAATGCTTTTGATCAAATGATGAAAGATCCTGCAAACTATAGATATGAATCAGGAAAAGATAGAGTTATTAATAAGAAAATATTTCAAGAAGAGTTCGCTAAACCTCAAGGTTGGAGAGATTATGGATATCATTTAGATGCGGCAAATGCGGCAGATATTGTTAAAAATCATTGTAAAAAAACAAAAAATATTAAATCAACATTGAAAGAATTGCCTTCTGGTTATGATTTATATATTGATTGTACTGGATTTCAGAGAAAGTTTGTTCAAGATAAAACGGAAATGCCTATTAGTAAATATCATTATGCTGATAGTGCATTAGTATGTCAAGTAAAGAATTTAGAAAGAGATGAATCTACTTTTTTAACGAAATCTATTGCAAGAAGTTATGGGTGGCAATTTGAAATACGTTTGAAAAATAGAGTAAGTATTGGATATGTTTATAGTTCATCACATGTTAATAAAGAAATGGCAAGTTTAGAATTTGAACAACATATGATTAATGGCCGTGAGAAATTGGAAGAACCAAGACTAATAAACTGGAAACCTTTAGTATATGCAAATCCTTGGAGTAATAATGTTGTTGCGATAGGATCTTCTGCTGGATTTGTAGATCCATTAGAGGCTACCGCTCTTGTTATGACACAAACTGGAATTAGTACTTTAGTTAAATGCTTAAAAAGAGGAATAGGTCCTCGAGCATATAATAAATTAATGATAAAAATCTGGAAAGAATGTTTAGATTTTCAATTGACACATTATGCATTGAATGGTCGTGAAGACACAGAATTTTGGCGACATATGCGAGAAATAAAAGATGATTGTTCTAAAATGCTTTGGAAAAATTATCAATCAAATAGTAATAAGTATACTAATTTATTTCCTTCAGGGATTTGGTGTCAATTGGGAGTTTATTTAGATGATTTTAAATATTATAGTCCAAAAACAACTGATTAATGAAATATATTATGAAAGGAACAACATGAAATATATTATTCCCACTTTACTTCTCGTTTTATTAGGTTGTGCAAACAATGAAGAATATGCACCCAGTTCATCTGCGAATGTTTCGACTTCTCCAGCCAAAAATTATCATGGAGATAACATAAGTGGAACAAAATTTTCCAGTCCACAAACTGCTACTACAAAATCAGCAGAAATATGGAAAACAGATTGTTATGATAATGAAGATAATCACTCATATTATTTTTCATTTTCATTTGTAGATAATGACATATCTGTAAAAACTGAAGAGTATTCTGATATAGATTGTGTTACTAATTATGCTGTAGAGGATGAAAAACACACTTATTCTATTGATATTGATTCGAAAACTTATTTAGTAACTATGGGATCTACTATAAAAATAACACCGCAATCTGATTCAGCAGTAAATCTTTATAATAAAGATTCTAAATGTGATTATAATGATTGGAAATTGAATGTTACAAAAAATTGTGGACCAGATGATAGAGAGTGGAACACAGGAGATTTTCTTTATTGTTCATATTATTATACCGACTACTCCAATCCATACGGACAACAGCAGGAAGAAGATGTTTTATATACAACATGTGACAAAAACTCTTACCCAACAAGCGAGTTTACTAAATTTACTAGAGAATAATTGGTAAAATACCAAAATAACCAATTTTTATCTTGACACTCCACCCCCCATTTGATATAATATAAGTGAAGGTTGGGAATTCCTCTCGCCTCGTAACCCCCAATAGAGTTTAATTATGTGTAGAATAAGATTGTTTTACGAATCATGCTTTGGTGATAGAATGGGATTTGCTGAAATGGTTATGTCCTATGAAGACGATATTGCCAGCTTTATTAAGCATTGGAAAACTGGTGGTCGAATGGTGATCACAGAACATATTGATTTGGTATAGATCATTATGTTGACCAAGTATAAAAGAGTGAGTGAAGAAAAATCTAGTAAAAGACTTGACTGGGTTTTAATGAGTTATAAACATCGCAGGAGAAAGTTATGATTAAGTATATAGCAATTGGAACGTTAGCTTATATGCTTTTTGCTGGAGTATTTAGTGTTAAATTCTCTGGTGAAGAAGTTGGGGTCGGATTCAATCCTAGTAAAGTTGTTACTAGATTTGTGTCGGATGTTGAAACATTAGTTGAAAGTGTAAAGTAGGATATATTATGAGTGTAGCAAAAACGATTTTAGAACAACTTGGCGGAAATAAATTCCGTATGATGACTGGAGCGAAAAACTTTATGGGTTTTTCTAATGGTCTGGTAATGAAGATTGGTAGAAACAGTTCAAATTCTAATTATTTAAAGATCACATTGAATTCAATGGATACTTATGATATGGAATTTGCTAAAGTTTCCAAAATGGGTGAGAAGAAATCTGTTAGTGAATACAATAACATTTATTTTGATATGTTGACAGATCAATTTACTGCTCATACTGGAATGTATACTTCATTATTTTAATAGAGGTTGGATATGAAAAGGTGGGAACAACAGAAAAATTTCAAAAAGTTTTTAGAATCATTAAAAGTTAAATCAAAGAAAAAATAGGAGTATATTATGAAAATGTTTCTTGAAGAAATTGCAATCCTAGTATTGTTATCTGGTGTTGCATATATATCAATACTTTTTATGATTGCGTTAATCTAGAAAAAACCAATTATTGTCTTGACACTATGGCTGGTTTTTGAGATAATATAAGTGAAGGTTAGGAATTCTCCTGACTATTAATTCCCAATTTTGAGAGATTTATTATGAGTATGAGCAAAGTTCATTGTGAAAAAGTTTTAGAGAGAGCCCATCTGATGGGTATGGATGCTGGTCGTAGAGTCGGTGTTACTCCGATGGTAGTCGGAACTCCTACAGAGTTGATGGGTAATGAAATTGATTATTCCAAAAAAACTTATGTTGTTGAAGGTGGAGTTTGTGGATTTGCTGGAGTAGTTATTAAGCCTGCTCGTGGAAAATTTGTTTCTTATCTTAAAAG